TCGTGTGAGACATCGATCTGGAAGCGCTGTGCGGCCGGCTTGCCCTTGTTGCGGCGCTCGCCGGTCCAGAAGGTATAGGCCTCGTGGGCCATGCTCGACGGCGTGCTGAAGTAGGTCTTGCGCCACTTCTTATGCATCGCCATGCCGCTGGCGACCTTGTTCAATTCGTTGAACCCGTAGGTCCAGAAGAACTCGTCGAAGTAAAAATTGCCGTGATAACCCTGCGCCGTGCGCGCATTGGTGCCCAGGAAGAACAGCTCGGCGCCATTAGGGAACATGATGCTGTCGCCGCCGGAGAGCGTCTCGTCGATCGTCTCGCGTACGAACTGCTGCATGTAGCCGCGGAACAGGTGCGCCTGCGCCTTTGACGCACTGAGGAAGATCTGATTGCGCCCGGTGGTGAGCGCATCGATCAGCGCCTCGCGGGCGAAGTAGAACGTGGCGCCGATCTGGCGCGACTTGAGGATGATGCGGGTGCGCTCGTTACTGGCTCGATACCAATCCCGCTGGTAATCGAAGCAGCCATCAATGAACGCCGTGGTCAGCTGCTCGACCTGTTCCTCGGTGAAGTCGTTGCGCTTGGGCTTCTTCTTCGGCGCGGCGTTGCGGTTCGCCACAGCCGGATTCAAGTCCGCTTCGTTGCCGCCGCATTGGTAGCGCTGGATGCGCGCCTGGCGCTCCAGCTGCCGATGCAGCAGATCAACTTCTTTGAAGTCACCGCCGGACTTTTCCGGCTTCATGATCAGTACGACCAGGCGCGCTTCGAGCGCGCCGCCGATGCGCTCGACGTTGTCTGCGCGATCCCACTCGTCACGGGACTTCCAGCTGTGTACAGTCTTCTCGTTCTCGCCGATGGCCTGCGCAATTTCGGTCACGCGCCATCCCATCCAGTACAGGAACTTGGCTTGTCTGCGGGTGTCCATCGGGAGCTGGGTGGCAACGCTTTGCATGCCGACCAGGGTGCGGCACACCTCTTAATCCCGACAGTTGAGCGACGCGTAATCACCTTGTTTACATGGTGTTTTCGTTGCTGCGCTATGCGTCGCATTTGACCATGGGTCATCGCAAACGCATCCAGCGCAGAGGACACCCATGTCGGGCAAGACCAAGAAGTTCCGTTCCAACTGGTTCCGCGTGGCCGTCGAAGGCGCCACCACCGATGGCCGCACGATCCAACGCAGCTGGATCGACGATATGGCCGCTACTTACAACCGCGATACCTACAACGCCCGCATCTGGATCGAGCACATGCGCAGCCTGCTGCCGGACTCGCCGTTCCGTGCGTATGGCGATGTCACGGCGGTCAAGGCCGAAGAGGTGGAGATCGACGGCAGCAAGCGCCTGGCGCTGTTCGCGCAGATTGAGCCGACTGCCGATCTGATCACCATCAACAAGTCCAAGCAGAAGCTCTACACCAGCATCGAGGTGCAGGAGAAGTTCGCCAATACCGGCAAGGCGTATCTGGTTGGTCTGGCGGTCACCGATTCCCCGGCGAGCCTGGGCACCTCGATGCTCAGCTTCGCCAGCCAGAACCCCGACGCCAATCCGCTGGCCGATCGCAAGCAGTCACCGGACAACCTGTTCACCGTCGCCGAAGAAACCGTGCTGGAATTCAGCGAAGTCAGCGAAGGTCCGGTCGCCAGTCTGTTGAGTCGGATCCGCACCGCGCTCAAGAGCGAGGACGCCACCAGCATCACCGCCGAGCAGTTCGCAGACCTGGGCGAAAGCATCGAACAGATTGCCGAGCACGTGCGCGGCCAGGACGAACGCTTCGACCGCCTGCAGGCCGAGCACGCCGAGCAGAAGACCCAGCACGAACAGCTGGCAAACGACCTGGCGCAGCTGCGCGCCTCGCTGTCGCAACAGCCGGACCCCGCGCAGCCTGCGCGCCCGGTCGTTACCGGTGGCGGCGCGGCAGTACTGACCGACTGCTGATCCCAGCGCCTTCCACACACCTCACACACGCCGCCAGCGCCCCACCTTCGGAGCCACCATGCAAAACGCCACCCGCCTGCAGTTCAACCAGTTCGCCGAGCAGATCGCCAAGCTCAACGGCGTCGCCTCGCCGTTCCACTCCTTCGCGGTCGACCCGACCGTGCAGCAGAAGCTGGAATCGCGCATGCAGGAATCGAGCGAGTTCCTGTCCAAGATCAACATCGTCCCGGTGGACGAGCTGTCCGGCCAGAAGGTGGGCATCGGCGTTACCGGCAGTATTGCCAGCCGCACCGACACCGGCGCCGGCAAGACCCGCACCCCGCGCAACGTGGCCGCGCTCGACAAGAACGAGTACCTCGCCAAGAAGACCGACTTCGACACCGCGATCCCGTATGCGCTGCTCGATACCTGGGCCAAGTTCCCGGACTTCCAGGCGCGCCTGCGCGATGCCATCGTCAAGCGCCAGGCACTGGACCGTCTGCAGATCGGTTTCAACGGCACGCACGCCGCTGCCGACACCGACCGCACCGCGTTCCCACTGCTGGAAGACGTCAACATCGGCTGGATGCAGCAGTACCGCACCAATGCCGCCCAGCGCGTGCTGGCAAGCGGCAAGACGGCCGGCAAGATGGTCATCGGCGCCAGCGATGGCACGGACTACCGCAACCTCGATGCGCTGGTGTTCGATGTGGTGAGCAACTTGCTCGACCCGTGGCACCGCAAGGATCCGAGCCTGGTCGTGGTGCTGGGCCGCGACCTGATGCACGACAAGTATTTCCCGATGGTCAACAAGGACCAGCCGGCCAGCGAGAAGATCGCCACCGACCTGATCTTGAGCCAGCGCCGCGTCGGCGGCCTGCAGGTGGCCGAGGTGCCGTACCTGCCGGACGGCGCGTTGATGGTGACCTCGCTGGCGAACCTGTCGATCTACTACCAGACCGGCGGCCGTCGTCGTTACATCCAGGAAGTGCCCGCGCGCGACCGCATCGAGAACTACGAGTCCTCCAACGATGCCTATGTGGTCGAGGACTACGGCCTGGGCTGCGTGGTCGAGCACATCGAGATCGAGGCCTAAACCATGGCCGACAGTCCCGCCAAGCGTCACCACAGCCGCGTGCTGGCCGAATTAGAAGCGGCCCAGCGCGCCCCGCACCAGCTGATGGCCGGTGCCACCGCCTACGAGCAACACATGGCGCAGCTGCAGAGCGATCGCCTGCGGCTGAAGCAGATCCAGTCCACCCAGGGCAAGGCGGCGCTCAAGGTGCAGCTGCTGGCGACCTACGTGCCATATCTGGCCGGCGTGCTGGCCGGCGGCCAGGGCGCGCAGGACGAAGTCGTCATGACGTGCATGGTGTGGCGCATTGATGCCGGCGACTATGCCGGCGCGCTGGAGCTGGGCGCCTATGTGCTCAAGCACGGCCTGCAGATGCCCGACCGCTTCTCGCGCACGGTCGGCTGCGTGCTGGCCGAGGAAGTCGCCGAGGCGGCACTGTCGGCGCAGAAGACCGGCCAACCGTTCGATGCGGCCGTCCTGACCGACACCGCCAGGCTGACGGCCGAGCAGGACATGCCCGACGAGGTGCGCGCCAAGCTGCACTTGGCGCTGGCCCGCGCATCGCTGGCCGGCATCACCGATGAGACGCCCGTCGACCAGGCGCAGCCGATCGCCGCTGCCGCTGTGGCCGACCTGCAGCGCGCCATCGCCCTGCACGGCAGCTGCGGCGGCAAGAAGGATCTGGAGCGCGCCGAGCGTCTCTTGAAGAAGTTCAGCGCTGAGCCTGCGGGCACCAGCGCATAACCGAGCGTCCCCGCAACCCTCGTCGGCTCGGGGCCGATCCACAGCACTGCATCGCTGCGGTGACGCCCCGACCACCGGCGATCTCTTCGAGCCATCCATGAGCGGATTCACTGCCACCGGCACCATCAGCGCCACGCCCGATGCGATCGCCAACGCACCGTTCTGGCCGGCGATCGCACCGGCCAGTGTGCGGGCAAGCATGCGCCTGGATGGCACCGTCACCGATGCGCGCCTGCGCCAGGCGATTGTGGCCGCCATGCTGGCCGTCAACGATGAGCTGCAGGCCTGGGCAGACGCGCAGCAAGCCGCCGGCTACGCAGCGCTCGCCGATGTGCCCAGCACCACCGTCGATGGTGTCTCCCGCCGCGTGCAGCTGTACCTGCGTGCGGTGGCGTGTGCGACCGCCGTGGAAGTAGCAGAGCGTTACCGCAGCTTCGACGCGACCGACAGCGCCAACCAGCGCGCCGATGACTTGTCACCCAGCATCACCGAGCTGCGCCGCGACCAACGCTGGGCCGTGCGCGATCTGCAGAACCTGCCACGCAGCACGGTGGAACTCATCTGATGCGCGTGCACGCCATGCAAGGCGACACCGTCGACCTGCTGTGCTGGCGCCACCTGGGCAGCACAGCAGGCCTGGTCGAACGTACCTATCTCCTCAATCCCGGCCTGGCCGAACTAGGCGCTGTGCTCCCGCATGGCACCCCGGTGGAGTTGCCCGAGGTAACCACCACCACAGCGGCGATGACGCCGCTTGTGCAGCTATGGGACTGACCTGATGACCGAACCCACCTCCGTATCGAGCGGCTTATTGATCGCCACCGGTGTGGGCCTTGCCTCCGTGCTACCTGGCATCGATGGCGACGCGCTGATCGGCGCCTTCGCCGGCGGCGCGCTGTTTGTCGTGTCTGCCGCCAAACAACCGCTGCTGGCGCGACTGATCTATTTCCCGGTGAGCGTGATCGCCGGCTACCAGCTGGCGCCAGAGATCCTGCTCTGGCTGCCAATCAAGTCCAGTGGCGTGGCCGCCTTCGCGAGCGCGGCGTGCGCGATCACGGTGACGCTGGGCCTGATCGAAAAGAGCAAGTCCTTCGACTTTTCCTTCTTACGTCGTGGAGGTCCGCCCAGTGCATAGCGTGGTCACCGTCCTGACGTTGATGGCCTCGCTCGCCATCTGCGTCCGCCTGCTCACCTACCACAGGCCCGTCGATGCTCGCCACCGACGCGGCGCGGGCTGGTGCGCCTGGTTGCTGATTGCCAGCACCGGCGGCCAGGCGCTGCACATCCTGCTGGCTGGCGCCGGCTCGCAGGTCAGTCTCTGTCACCTGGGCACGTTGATCGTGCTGGCCGTGCTCACCTACCGCGCCCAGGGCAATGTGGCGCGCATCCTGAAGGTCGATTGATGTTCACCGATACCCAGCTCGCCTCGATCATGCAGTGCTCACCGCAACGCGCACAGCGCTGGCATGGCCCACTGCTCGCCGCCGCCAACCGCTTCGGCATCACCACCAAGCGCCGCGCCGCGCACTGGCTCGGCCAGGTGGGCCACGAAAGTCTGAGCCTGTCGCGCATGGAAGAAGGGCTGACCTACACCACCAGCGCCCGGCTGCTGGAAGTCTTCGGCGCACGCATCACCCCGGCGCAAGCGCCCAAGTTCCTGCGCAACCCGGCCGGCCTGGCCAACTTCGTCTACGCCGACCGCCTGGGCAACAGCAACGAAGCCAGCGGCGACGGTCACCTCTTCCGGGGCCGTGGCCCGATGCAACACACGTTCCGTGGCAACTACCGCCGCATCGATGTGCTGATCGGCCTGCCGGTGGAAGAGCAGCCGGATCTGCTCCTGCAGATCGAACCCAGCGCGCTGGGCGCTGCCGCGTACTGGCAAGACAACGGCCTCAACGCGCTGGCCGATACGGGCGACGTGCTGGGCCTGGGCCGGAAGATCAACATGGGCAACGTGCGCGCCAAGCGCTTGCCCGAAGGCCACAGCGATCGCGTCACGCGGACGCAACGCGCCTTGCAAATCCTGGGCGTGAACTGATGGTCACGCGCCTGACCATCCTGCTGGCGCTCATTGCAGTGCTCGTCGGTGGCTGCGTCTGGCAGGAGCAGCGCGTCAACGTCGCGCAGCAAGATCGCGACGCCGCGCTAAAGGCCAAGCGTCGGGCCGAGGCGGAACGCGACAGCGCCAAAGGCACCACCACCGTCGTGACGAAATACGTCGACCGCGTGCAGATCGTGCGCGAAGCCGGCGCCACTATCACCCGCGAGATCCCGATCTATGTCACCCAGAAAGCCGATGCTGCTTGCACTATCCCTGCTGGCTTTGTGCGGCTGCACGACGCCGCCGCCACGGGCAACCCTGCCGGGCCGCCCACCGGAGATCCTGATGCGCCGGCCGCCGGCATTACGCTCTCTGCCATCGCCGGCACCGTCGCCGACAACTACACCAGCTGCCACGCCACCGCCGCGCAGCTGAGCGCGCTGCAGAACTGGATCGACCTGCACGCACCGGAGCAGGCGCCATGATCAAGCCCGCCAGCCTGCGCGCGCATCTGGTCGCGGCACTGCCGGATCTGGCACGTGATGCCGACCGGCTGCTGGTGTTCATCGACGCCGGCAGCCTGGTCAGCACGTTCCAGCCGGGGCTGTCGTTCGAATACCAGTACACACTCAACCTGATCCTGACCGACTATGCCGGCCACCCCGACAGCGTGATGATGCCGCTGCTGCAATGGGTGCAGGTCAATCAGTCCGAGCTGCTGTCCAACCCGGCTCGCCGTGGCGAGATCGCCTTCGAGGCCGACATCCTCGCCAACGATGCCGTGGATCTGTCGATCAAGTTGCCGCTGACCGAGCGCGTGGTGGTAACCACGAAGGATGGCGGCGGCTACGACATGACCCATGCGCCCGAGCCGGTGATCGATCCGACATGGATGAGCTGACCGCGCTGGAGAACTGGGCCGCGCCGTTGCTGGCCCGCCTGCAGCCGGGCGAACGCCGCACGCTGGCCCGCAAGATCGGAACGGAGTTGCGGCGCTCGCAAAGCCAGCGCATCGGCAAGCAACAGGCACCCGACGGCTCACCCTACGCACCGCGCAAGCAGCAGCTGCGGCAGAAATCAGGGCGCGTCAAACGCGCGAAAATGTTCGTCAAGCTGCGGCAGGCGAAGCACTTCAAGGTCAGCGCCAGCCCCAACGCGGTTAGCGTTGGCTTCGTGGGGCGTGCTTCGCGTATTGCGCGCGTCCATCAAGAAGGTCTGACTGAAAGAACTCGACTTGGTGGTCCAATGGCACGATACGAGCGACGTGTATTGCTCGGATTTTCGAGCCGAGATCGCAAAAATCTATTTGATCTAGTGATTAAATACCTGCAATTAACATGATTAGAAACCGGCGAATCCAACTCAGGAACGCTCGCTTGAATTGAATTCGCCGATCTCAACTATTTAACAAGATCTGTTACAAATCTTACGGTTCCATTTTCTTCGACAACCGCTCCCAACGGGCCATTGCCATTGCTAGCACCTGCACCGGTACGACTGAATTCGACCGGAACATTCATCGCCCCAAGCGTTGCCTGAATAGCATCAACTTTTGAGACGCTCGCGCGTGAACTGCTGTCGCCCCCGTGAATCGCTGCCTTGGCCGCATATCCTTGTGAGCGAAGACCATCGATATAGCTTTTGATTTCCCACTGTGCTCTGCGATTTTCCGGCATCACGTGGAAAATACGTGCCTTACCCTTGTTTTCGGAGGGCTTTTCGCCGCCCACCGCGACACCTACGCAAAGATCTAAACCATCAGTCATGCATAGGACGCCTGGCTTCGAGGTTCCGGTGGAAGCTGTTGCAGTGGGAACCGTCGAATATCCAACGCCCTTGATTGGCTTATTTCGATTCAACGCAAATTCCTCGCTAGTTCCGGAGCGCCGTCTAATCCGAGCTGAAGCTAGCCGTGCCGGAAAGGCTTCCTCATGACTGCGATCTTTGAGGGGTGCGCTTGGGTTGCTGCGCTCGGCTTGATTCTGGCTGGCAGACATTTGCTCCAACTGGGGGAAATTAGCCGGGTTATAAGAATAACGACTTATACTATTTGTCATAACGTACACCTGGTTGATGCCCGTTAAAAATCATACATGCGACCACCTCACTTGCCCGGAGGGCAGCGAATTTATCTGCAAGAAACCGAACAAAGCGCCTCACTCGAATTTGCGACGTATAGAAACAATCTACATCCAATAATCATTGAAGCTGAAATGTTAGAGCGTAGACCATCCATGCGTCCCGTTGCTTGGTTCGTCAATGGCTTCCTTCACCGCAGTCGATTTATCAAAACTTCAAGCGCCTGATCTGATTGAGTCGCTGGACTTCGAGACGATCTTTACCGAGGCGCTTGCCCAATTCCGCAGGCTGATGCCGGAGTTTTCGGCACTCACCGAATCGGATCCGGTCTACAAGCTCCTGCAGCTGTTCGCAGCCCGCGAGCTATTGCTCCGCCAGCGCGCCAACGACAAGGCGCAACAGACGATGCTGGCCTTCGCCACCGGCACCAACCTCGATCACCTGGGCGCTCTATTCGGAGTGGCGCGCCTGGTGCTGGAGCCGGGGCAGCCGGACACCGGAATTCCACCGACCTACGAGTCAGACGTGGACTTCCGCCGCCGCATCCAGCTCGCGCCGGAGGGTTTCAGCGTTGCCGGCCCGGAGGGCTCCTACATCTATCACGCGCTCAGTGCGGCGGCCGATGTCATGGATGCCAGCGCCACCAGCCCCGCGCCTGGGCAAGTGCTGGTCACTGTGCAGTCGCGCACCGGCGATGGCACCGCGCCGCAGGAGCTGCTCGACGAAGTGGCAGCCGTGCTGACAGATGCCGACGTGCGCCCGTTGACCGATGAGGTAGCGGTCCAGAGCGCGCAGATCGTCCCGTACGCCGTCCGTGGGCGCGTCTACACTTACGCTGGCCCCGACTCGGCGGTGGTCATGCGCGAAGCCCTGCGCAGCCTGCAGGCCTATCTCGCCGAAGCGCACCGCATCGGCCGCGACGTACCAGAATCCGCCATCATGGCCAAGCTGTTCGCTGATGGCGTGCAGCGGGTAGAGCTGGACTCACCTTCAGCCGACATCCGGATCAGCCGCACGCAGGCTGCGTACTGCACCGCAATCGACATCGTGCACGCCGGCATCGATGAGTAGTTCGCTGCTGCCGCCCAATGCCACGCCGATGGAGCGTGCCCTAGCCGCGATCACTGCGCGCCTGAACGCCGTCCCGCTGCCGTACCCGGACCTGTGGAATCCCGACACGTGCCCAGCCGGCCATCTGCCGTGGCTGGCGTGGACCCTATCGGTAGACGACTGGAAGGCCGACTGGAGCGATGCGATCAAGCGCTCGCGCCTGCGCAGCGCCATGGCAATCCAGCACCGCAAAGGCACGGCCAACAGCGTGCGGATGGTCGTCGAATCATTCGGCGGCGCGGTGGCCATCCGCGAGTGGTGGCAGCAGGAGCCGCGCGGCCAGCCGCACACCTTCGAGCTGGCGCTCACGCTGACCGGCGCCGATGGACAGAGCGCCAGTGCCCGGTTTGTGGAGGAAGTCATCGCCGAGGTCGAGCGCACCAAGCCTGTGCGCTCGCATTTCAGTTTCACCCAAGGATTCCAGGCCGAAGCCCGACTCAACGTCGTGGCACGCGGCAGAACCACCTTGTCCCTGCGCCTGCAAGGCGAGGCGAGCTAGAGAGCACACATGCCCGGACTCAAACTCAAGATCACCACCGCCGGCCGCCAAGCCCTGGTCAATGCCAAGCAGACTGGCACGCAGGCGGTCACCATTGCCGGTGTTGGGCTGACCAGCGCGGCGTTAGTCGCCAATGCCGAGCTCACCGCATTGCCGTCCGAGATCAAGCGCCTGACCACCATTGGCGGTTCAGTCACGGCCAAGGACACGATCCATGTGTCGGTGCGCGACGAATCCAACGCCGTCTACAGCTGCTACGGGTTCGGTCTTTACCTGGCCGATGGCACGCTGTTCGCCGCCTACGGTCAGCCCGCATTACTGGTGGAAAAGTCTGGCGCCGCCTCTGTGCTACTGGCCATCGACGTGGTGCTGGCCGACGTGGACACCGCACAGATCACCTTCGGCGACACCAATTTCACCGATCCAGCGGCGACGGTAGACGTGCCGGGTGTGGTGCGTTTGTCCACGGACGCGCAAGCAATCGAAGGTCTGGACAAAGAGCGGGCGCTATCGCCTGCCAACCTCATCGCCGGGTTGAATGCGCGCTTGGGAGAGGCAGCACCCACCGAATTCATGAAAAGCGTGCTGGCCCGGCCAACTGCGGCAGCAGCGCGCAACATGCTCGGCCTCCGCTCTGCAGCAACGTTCCATGTCGGCCCCGGCAACGGTTTGGATGCCGACTTTCTGGATGGGCAGGAGGGCGCGTGGTACCGCGATTTCCGCAACATGCTCAACGTGCCGAGCTCATTCCTGCTGCCTGGCCAGATCGTCATCATGGCCTCGCTGTTCCCCCCAGCCGGACTGCTACTATGTGATGGCACAGCCGTCTCGCGCACCAAGTACTCGGCGCTGTTTGCGGCCATCGGCACGGTCTACGGTGCGGGCGATGGCAGCACCACGTTCAACCTGCCATTGATGCGGGAGGGCACGACCGTCACCCACACCAATTCCTCGCAGAATGTCGGTATCCACAGCAACGGGCAGGTGATCAGTCATACGCATGACGCCACTGCTGCAGCCGTGGGTGATCACGCCCACTACATCGCCCTCTATGGCGCCGGCAATCACTCCCACGGTGCAAGCGCGAGTGCCTCCGGTGACCACGCCCACGGCGCATGGACCGATACCCAAGGCCACCACGGCCACAGTGGCAGCACCAGCGCCTCCGGGGACCACCAACATCCTGGCGTCATTCCCTCCAATACCATCAATGGCTATGGCGTCTATCGGGAACGCGACAACGACGCAGCCTCCTCTGACGGATGGACCGGTGCGGGCGGTAACCACGCCCACTCGTTCGGCACCGATGGCGCAGGCAACCACGGCCACAACATCGGCATGAACGGCGCCGGCAATCACAGCCATAGCATTGGCATCGGCGAAGGCGGCAATCACGCCCATGACGTTGACCACCGCGGCGCAGGCGCGCACGCCCACACCATCGCCGTCAACGCAGCCGGCGGCGCAGACAACCTGCCTGCTGGCCTGCGCATGAGCTACTGCATCGCCTACTGAGGATTGACCATGACCAACCCACTGCCACGCACCAGCACCGCCTACGCCTTTGATCCCACCACCGGTGAGTACACCGGCCCAGTGACTGTCTATCTCTCGGAGTTGGAAGGCCGCTACCCGCTGCCGCCCAACACGGTTGCCATGGTGCCAGCGCCGCCGGCAGGCCTGTATCAACGGCACCGCCTGTCCACCACCACGGGGACGTGGGAGCTGGTGCCGGACTATCGCGGCGTGATGCTCTACAGCACCGACACCGCTACGCCGATCGCCAACACGCTTGCCTTGGGCGATGCACTCCCGCAGGTTTACACCACCTCGCAACCGATCGCGTTCCTCCCCAGCGACTACCGCCGCAATGTGTGGGACGCGGCGCGCGCGAGCTGGCGCGCAGATCCGGACTACAGCGCTGCGCTGGTGTGGGAAAAAGCCACTGGTGCGATCGCGCCACGGCTGGCTGCTGGCGCTGCGTTGCCGGGACAGCTGACCACCGTGGCGGCACCGGTGTCGGTCGATGGCGCCGTGGTGTGGAACGAAGATGCACAGGCCTGGTCGGTGCAGCCTAAGCCGTCCGAAGATGGTGCGGTGTAGCACACTGCTTTACGCACCAATTGCAGTGCGCAGGACGATGCAGGCGCCGACCATGGCTGCATGGGCACCGCATCCTCCGCACTGAGTAACGCCATTCGCCTCGGCACCGTTGCCGAGGTGAATCTCGCCACAGCGCGATGCCGCGTGCAGGTCGGTGAAATGCTGACCGACTATCTGCCCTGGGCGGTCACCCTGGCCGGCACCACCATCATCTGGTCGGCGCCGGCGATCGGCGAGCAGGTGGTCGTGCTGTCACCGGCCGGCGACCTGGCCGACGGCCTGGTGCTGCGCGGCTTGTACTCGGACCAATTCGCAGCACCTGCCGCCTCTGACACACTGCACGTGATGCGCTTTGCCGATGGCGCGCAGCTGCAGTACGACACCGACGCGCACGCGCTGCAGGCGACCTTGCCCAGCGGCGGCACCGCCACGATCACCGCCGATGGCGGCATCACCCTCAACGGTCCGCTGACCGTCAACGGCAACACGCAGATCAACGGCGACGCCGGCATCACCGGCACGGCCACGGTCGACACGGACGTACTCGGCGGCGGGATCAGCCTCAAGAACCATAAGACCACTGGCGTGACTGCCGGCGGCGCGCTCAGCGGTGGCCCGCAGTGATCGGCGTCGATGCCGCCACCGGGCGCGTGATCGAAGGCGAGCAGCATCTGGCGCAGTCGATCGTCTGCATCCTCACCACGCCCATCGGCACGCGCGAGCAGCGCCGCGACTTCGGCTCGCTGCTGCCCGAACTGATCGACCAGCCGTTCAACGGCGCCACCCGCACGCTGCTCTACGGCGCCACCGCCACCGCGCTCATGCGCTGGGAGCCGCGCCTGCGGCTGACACGCGTCGGCTTGGTCGTCGGTGATGCACCCGGCAACTTCGTGCTGACCATCGAAGGCCAGCGCACCGATGTTGCTCCCGCCAATGCGCGCTCGCGCCTGACCATTCCGCTCCGCTTCCGCTCGTCCTGATCGAGGAACCTATGTCCACTGCCTACCACCACGGCGTCCGCGTCATCGAAGTCAGCGCGGGCACGCGCACCATACGCACCGTCTCCACTGCTGTCGTCGGCCTGGTCGCCACGGCTTCCGATGCGGATGAGAAGGTCTTTCCACTCAACAAGGCGGTGCTGATCACCGACGTGCTCGGCGCGATCACCAATGCCGGTACCAAGGGCACCTTGCGCGCCACGCTGCAGGGCATCGCCGACCAGACCAATCCGGTGACCATCGTCGTGCGTGTCGCCGAGGACGAGGACGCGGCCAAGACCTGCGCCAATGTCATCGGCGAGGCCAAGCCCAGCGGCTACACCGGCCTGTATGCGCTTCTCGCAGCGCAAGCGCAGCTGGGCGTGCGCCCGCGCATCCTGGGCGCGCCGGGTCTGGACACGCTGCCGGTGGCCAAGGCTTTGGCGACGGTTGCCAAGAAGCTGCGCGCAATGGCGTATGTGCGACCGGTTGCCGAGACCGTCGCCGAGGCTGTCACGTATCGCGGCCAGTTCAGCGACCGCGAGCTGATGCTGATCTGGCCGGACTTCCTGGCCTTCGATACCGCCACGAGCACCACGACCGCCGCGTATGCCACCGCACGTGCGCTCGGTCTGCGCGCCAAGATCGACACCGAACAGGGCTGGCACAAGAGTCTGTCAAACGTGCCGGTGGCCGGCGTCACCGGCATCTCCAAGGATGTGCACTGGGATCTGCAGGATCCTGCCACCGATGCCGGCGTGCTCAACGAAGGCGACATCACCACGCTGGTGACCTTCAATGGGCAACGCTTCTGGGGATCGCGCACGTGCGCCGAAGACCGCATATTCGCCTTCGAGACGGCCACGCGCACCGCGCAGATCCTGGCCGACACCATTGCCGAGGGCGTGGCGTTCTACGTCGATAAACCCATGCATCCCTCGCTGGTCAAAGACTTGATCGAAACGATCAACGCCAAGTTCCGCGACCTGAAGTCGTCCGGCTATCTGATCGATGCCAACGCCTGGTACGACGGCTCGGTCAACAGCGCCACCACGTTGGCCGATGGCGCACTGCGCATCGACTACGACTACACCCCGGTGCCGCCGCTGGAGAACCTGCAGCTGTACCAGAAGATCACCACCAGCTACCTGGCCGACTTCGCCGAACGCGTCAACGCGTAACGCACCCGATCTGATTCCCGGAGAACCCAATGGCGTTGCCCAAGAAACTCAAGGCGCTCAACCTGTTCAACGACGGTGAGAGCTATCTCGGCCAGGTGGTCGAAGTAAAGCTGCCCACGCTGTCCCGCAAGATGGAGGAGTATCGCGGCGGCGGCATGAATGGCCCGGTCGATATCGACTTCGGACAGGAGAAGATCGAGCTCGAATGGAAGTGCGGCGGGCTGATGCGCGGTGTGCTGAATCAGTACGGCGCCACCACGCACAACGCTGTGCAGCTGCGCTTTGCCGGCGCCTATCAACGCGATGACACCGCCGAGGTGGATGCAGTGGAGGTGGTTGTGCGCGGCCGCCACAGCGAGATTGATCCGGGCACTGGCAAGTCCGGTGATGACACCGAGTTTTCGGTCAAGACCTCGGCCAGTTACTACAAGCTGACCATCAACGGCGCCACCGTTATCGAGATCGATCTGGTCAACATGACCGAGATCGTCAACGGCGTGGACTCGCTTGCCGCCCAACGCCGCGCTATCGGCGCCTGACCCTTCCGGCCTGGCGCTGCCAGGCCACAGCCTTGAGAGCTTCCGATGACTCCGACCTTTTCTCCAGCCGTTCCCCTCGACCAGCCCATCGTGCGCGGCGAGCAGACCATCACCCAGATCAACGTACGCAAGCCCGGCGCCGGTGAGTTGCGCGGCCTCAAGCTCACTGACGTGCTGCAGCTGGATGTCACCGCACTGGCGACGCTGCTGCCGCGCATTTCTTCGCCCACCCTGACCACCGCCGACGTCAACGCGATGGATCCGGCCGACCTGCTGGCCGTGGGCCAGGAGGTGCAGGTTTTTTTCTTGCCCAAGGCCCAGAGGGAAGCGGACTTCCCGACTGCGTAGAGGATGCGATGGCCGACATCGCGGCCATCTTCCACTGGCCGCCGTCTGAAATGGACGGTTGGTCGCTGCACGAACTCACGGCGTGGCGCGAGCGTGCCCGCCTGCGAAGCGGAGCCGAATGATGCACCACCCAACGCACCAGGCCGCCTAAATGGCGGCCTCCGACAATCTGCGCCTACAGGTCATCCTGGCCGCCGTCGATCGCGCCACCGGCCCGTTCAAACGCGTGCTCAGTGGCAGCCGTGGCGTTGCCACGGCACTGCGCAACCAGCGCGATGCGCTGCGCCAACTCAACAGCCAGCACCGCGATATCGGCGCCTACCGTGAGCAGGTCGCTGTGGCGCAGCGTGCCAAGGCTGCGCTGGATGCACAGCGGCAATCGGTACGCACGCTCGCCCAGCAGATGCGCGCCGC